AAGGCAAACGCGCATCTTGAGTTGTATTTGGCGACTGGCAAGAAGCTGTCATTCGACGCACTCATCACTGGAGCGGAGTATGCTGCTACAGTGGGCGAGATTGAAGTGATTAACGTCAACTTCACCTGCACAGGAACAATTACAAGCGCGATCTGATTTCATGAAAACACCTGAGAGAACGGTTGACATGCTGGTAGGCATGTTCGATCTATCTGAGCGTCGAAAATTTGACATCAAAAAACCTGATGGCTCGATTGGAATGAGCCTTTATTTCAAGCCAATTACAAGATCTGATCGTAAAAGGGCACAATCACTCGCGCATACAGACCAGGCTTTGGACATCAGCACACAGATGTTGTGCCAAATGGCCGAGCTTGAGAATGGAAGTAAGGCATTTGCTTCGGCTGATGTAGTCAAATTGCAGCGCGAGCTACCAGAGAAAATCCTTAATGATTTGGAATTGTTCTTGTTTGAACTTGCGGATGAGGCGAGTTTAGATGAAGCAAAAAACGACTAAAGCAGGACAGTTGGCTCACCTTTGAGTTTTACTTAGCCTGCGAATTAGGGATGACAGTAAACCGACTTAGACAAGAGTTGACCGAGGCTGAGTTCATATATTGGGCAGCTTATTTTGAAAATAAGGTAGAGGAAGAGAAGCGCGAGGCTGAGCGTGCAAAGGCACGACGGAGGTAAAGTGTTTTTAGGGATTTAATTGTAATGTGGCTGCAGTTGAGATTATTGTTAAGGCCGTTAATGCTGTTCAGCAGTTTAAGAGAGTTTCTGCGGCGACTGATAAGTTAAGCAAGGCAGCCAAAAGGGCCCAGCAAGAAGTAGAGAGAGTTGGCAAAAAAGCAAAAAGTGCGGGTAAAAAAATAAAAGATGGCATGGACAAAGCAGGTCGCGCTGTTAAAAATGCGACAGATAAATTCAAGGGGCTAAAGGGAGCTTTACTTGGTATTGGTATTGCTGAATTTACAAGAAGAACAATTAAGCAGGCCGCTTCTTTTGAGCAGTCGCAGCTCCGCCTCAAGTTGTTAGCTGAGCAGTATGGCGAGTTTGGCAGGGTGCAGAGATTAGTTGGTCAGAACGCAAAAACTTTTAACCTATCATTGGCCGAATCCACTGATGCGTTTTCTGATATATTTGCAAGGTTGCGTCCACTGGGTATTTCTCTGGATGAGATACAATCAACATTTCAAGGCTTTAACGCAGTCGCGTTTGCCAGTGGTACGTCAGCCGATGAGGCATCTGCAGCATTTAGACAACTGAGTCAGGCATTAGGCTCAGGACGACTTCAAGGTGATGAATTTAGGAGCATTTCTGAGCAATTGCCTGGCATACTTGGTTTAGTCGCCGATGAATTAAATGTTCAAGTTGGCGAATTAAAGGAATTGTCTAAAGAGGGAAAAATTACCGCGCGTGTGCTAATTAATTCTTTATCAAAAGGCTTTGATAAAAATAAGGATAGCATCAAAGAATTAATAGAGTTATCACCGGCACAGCAATTTAAGGCGCTGGACAATAGAGTCAAAGGTTTGACCACTACGCTCGGTCAAAGAATGCTGCCTGCTGTCGTGCCTGTTGTGGACGTTCTGACAAATTTTGTTGATATGCTAGGTAAACTGCCAACCGCCATACAAGGCATTCTTGGCACATTAGCACTCGCCGCAACTGGGTTTGCTGGGTTAGCCACCGCAGCCAACTTAGCAGGTGTTAAGTTGAAGGTATTTTTAACGCTGATCGGCAAATTTTCACTTGTAGCCTTGCCAATTGTCGGTGCGTTGGCTGCTATTGGCGATCATTTTGATAGGTTGAAAAATATTGATGAGGCTTTTAAAGGTGAGTCGATTGAAAAGATGGATCAAGAGCTAGAAAAGGCGAATAAAGAGCTTAAAGATTTGGAGGCTGCTTTTGAAAGAGTCAGCGCCATGTCGTATTTTAAGGGGCAGATTGGTGATCTAAATGATTTAGAAAAGAAAATTGAAGATGTGTCAAAATTGATTGATGAGTTGACAAAACGGCGGACATTAGTCATTGATATTGTTCAAAAGGTCCACACCATACCAGGTGTTGGCGACTTCCAGGTGTCTGGTCCTGGCGGGCGTCTTGTGCCTGTAAAAAAACCGAACGAAGTCAAACCTCCAGGTGAAGGAGAGGATCCAACAAAAGACATATCCGCGAGAATGAAGACGCTAATGATGGAAGAGTTGGCGCTACTTGACAGGGGGGAAAAGGTAAAAGCAGCGATTAAGAGACATGACATTGAGATGCTAAGAATACAGGAAGACAAGGTTCCAGCGAACAAAGCTGAGTTACAACAGGCGAGGGCTGTAAGTGCTTTGCATCAAAGACTCCGGGATATTTTTGCTGAAAACAAAGATAAAGTCGACGAACTTAATGATGCGTTGAAAGGAATGGCGACTGATGTTGTTGAGGCTTTTGTTGATTCTCAGGAGAAAGAGGTTGAGAAGGTTGTTACAAAACTGGACAGAATGTATGATGCACTCGGGCAAACCATCAGCAACAGTATTGTGGACGCTTTGACATCTGCAGTGGATGGAACCAAGAAATTGGCCGATGTTGCTGCTGATACCTTGAGAAGTGTCGCCAGAATATTGATGCAGTTTGGCGTCAACAGTGCGCTAGGTGCGCTGGGTGGCATGGGTCCAGAAGGTGGATTCTTTGCCAGAATGTTCGGTGGATTTAGGGCAAATGGGGGCAGCGTTAGCGCGGGCAAATCATATGTTGTTGGTGAGCGCGGGCCAGAGCTTTTCACGCCCTCTAGAAGCGGCAAGATCTCAGCATCTGGCACTTTTGGGGCGGCTAATGTTGTAGTGAATGTCGACGCATCTGGGACAAAAGCACAGGGAGATCAGCCGAGCAGCAAACTACTTGGCAAGTTGATCGGAGCTGCTGTGCAATCTGAACTCGTTAAACAGAAACGTCCTGGAGGGTTGCTTGCTGCGAGCTAATGACCACACCTGCTTTTCCTACAATCCAGCCAACTTATGGCACCATCAAGAACAGTCAGCCGAGGGTAAATGCAAGCCAGTTCGGCGATGGCTACTCTCAGCGTGCCGTCTTTGGCATTAATAATAATCCTAAACAGTACGAATTAATTTTCAATGTTTCGGAGACTGTAGCTGAACAGATCGAGCTGTTCTTAGATCAAAGGGCTGGGCAGGAGAAATTTACATTTACGCCGCCGAATGAATCAGCAAGTAGTAAGTTCATTTGTCCGCAGTGGAGCAAGACTGTGACGTTTTCAAATCGTGCTGAGATTTCAGCAACGTTTGTGGAGGTGTTTGAAGCATGACAACTTACCCGGCGTGGAGTGAAGGAATAGCAGAATCAGCGGACGAAACGCTTGATGTTGATCAGCTGCTCGGCCTAGGCGCTCAGCGCACAGTCGGTGACGTTGTATCGCGTACAACTGACCCTAATGGGTCGGCGTTCGTATTCAGGGTTAAATCGACCACAGGGGACGCTAGGTCGGGCTCAGTTGAGCCTAATTGGCCGCAGCACCCATTTGTAACAATTACTGAAAGCACCAGCACTGGGTCAGTTACATGGGAGTCAATTAGCCCAGCTTATAACGAGCTTTACTCATTGCAACCTTCGGCCATCATTGAGCTTTTTGAGTTACATCTCACAACAAAGCTAAATGGAGTTGATGATGTAAGATACTTTCACGCTGGGACAAATGGCTTGATTGTTGACATCACTTTTAATGGGCAAACATACGCAGCAACACCGATTACAGTAGATGGCTTCGAGAAATCTACAAAAGGGCAGCTACCTCGCCCCAAGATGGTCGTCTCAAACGTAAATAATGCAATGACGGCGCTCATCAGCCTTTATAACTTAGAGATGGCGAAAGTAAAAAGAATTTTAACCCTAAAAAAGTTTCTTGATCCTGTCAATTTTTTGGGCGAGGATACGTTTGGCACTGAGGGCGGCTTTTCTCTAATTACAGAGGACAATAATAGTCTGAATTACGATGAACACACGACTGCAGACTCTGATTTTGGCAAATTTCCCGATGAAATTTATTATGTTGACCGAATTTCTGCAGAGACAAAAGACGCTGTTGAGTTCGAGCTTGCTAGCAATTTAGACCTTATAAATGTAAAAATACCAAAACGCATCATTAGCGATTATTGCCCTTGGAAATATAGAGAAGCAGGCG